CCTCGGTTTTGATATCGAGCAGCATATCGTCACAAACGAGTTGTTCATCCCAGCGGCCTCGCCGGCGATTCCGATTTTACCAGGCGATACGGTCATGGGTCGACTTGCTGCGATGGAAGACCCGGATGGCGCGGTGGCTGAAGCAAACGCCGACGCCGTTTGGGATGAAGCGCTGGGTGATCATCTGCTATCGGGCACCACGGGAGAAGCTTTAGCCGCGTGCTCGAGTGGTCACGTGGGCGCATATCAAATCGATATCACGGTGAAGGACACCGGCGATGCTCCGATTCAAGGTTGCCAGGTCGATGTCTATGACGCGGCCAATATCAACCATCTGTTCCGTGTATGGACTGATGTGAATGGCCAGGTGAGCATTGCGCTCGACGCGGACAACTACAATGTGCGGATATTCGCCAGTGGCTATGCCTTCACGGTGCCCGAGCCCTTAGTGGTCACGGCCGACGAGGCTGTCGAGTTCATCGGCACGAGTTTGACGAATTTGGTGACGCCCTCGGCTCCAGATTTGTGCGTCATCTTTGGCACCATCCGCGACGCGCTGGGCAAGGCAATTTCTGGAGCGTGTGTAGAAACCTACGCTCTCATTCCCCAGACAGTTTCTGGAATCCAGAATAGCGACCGTGTGGGCACGACCGTGACTGATGCCAATGGCTGGTTCCAGATTGAGCTGGTGCGCAACGCCGTCGTACGATTTACGATAGACGGTACGGCATTTGACTTTGAAAGAACGGTACCAGATCTTCCAAGTCAGGATGTGACGACTTGGACATAAGGAGTTGCGCCATGGGAGAAAAGCGAGAGGTTGTTGGTCTGAGCATTGGAACGTGGATTGCCATCGTTGGTCTCACAGTCACGTTGGTGGCTTCTGGGGGTGCGGTGCTCTCTCAAATCTACGCGCACAAGACCGAGGTCTCTGCAGTCAAAGAGGAGTTGGCTGACAAGATCGTTAGTGCCGGCACCAAGGCGGAAACGAAGCTCCAGAATTGGCGCATCCAGACCATTGAGGTGAAGGTCGAGAACATCGACAAGCGCCAACAACAGACATCCGAGAACGTGGTGAAGCTCCTCGACCGTTTCAACGTGCGGCCAGTCGAGCCCCCGGTGTTGAATCCATTGCCAGCACCTCCACCCACGACGCCCGCTGCTACTCCGTAGGAGGTCATCGTGGCAAGTTGTAAAACAGCTCCCATCGAGATCGTGGTCGTTGTCGACGACATCGAAGACGTGTTGCAGGACTACGACTCGATTAAGGTTTACCGGAGCACCAGTGGTGAAGGTGGCCCTTTCGAGGAGATTACTTGTCGGGGGACGCGGCCGACGCTGCAGAACGGGATGACACGTTATACCTACGAAGATGAATCGGGCAGTAAGACCTATTGGTATCGGTTCTCCTACTACAACAGCGACACGCTCGTAGAGAGTGCACAATCAGACCCAGAACCTGGTGAGCTGCATCCTGCGTTGCAGATTCTGGACGTGGACACGCTCAAGACCAACTACCTCTACGGGCTCGACCTCACCGACGACGCCGGCCGTCCCTACCCGGATAGCCTCTATGCGTTCTTCATCAAAAGCGCGGTCAATTGGCTCGAGCACAAGCTCGACATAGCAATCCAGAAGACGGTGGTCGAGGAAGAAGCGCACGACTACTACCGCGAAGACTACGATAAATACATCTGGCTTAAAACCGACTTCTACCCGGTCATCGGCATCGACTGGATCAAGATGGTGTTGCCGGGTAACGAGGTGGTGCAGCAATTCAGCAACGATTGGATTCGGCTGCACCGACTCGCTGGTCAGATCAACATCGTTCCCGGTGCGGGTGTCGCGGGCTCAATCGTCTTCGGTGCTCGAGGCACTTGGATTCCGCTCATCTACTCGCACAACCGCATGGTGCCCGACGCTTTCCGAATCAAGTACACGGCGGGGTTTGGTCAAGCCGAACCCGGCCAGGTGACGATGCCCGATCCAAAGCTCGACCGCGATGCTCAGGTCATCACGGAGCTGGTTGGGAAAATCGCATCGTTCGGCCCGCTCAATATTGCCGGCGACCTGCTCGGTGGTGCGGGCATTGCGTCGCAGTCCATCGGTATCGACGGCCTCAGTCAGAGCTTCAACACAACGTCGTCGAGCACCTCGGCCGGGTACGGCGCAAGGCTCATTCAATATCGCACCGAAATAAAGGACCAGGTGCCAACGCTGCAGAAGTATTACCGGGGCGTTCGATTGACGGTTATGTGACATGCCAGTCTTGAAGATCAAAAAGAAGGTGAGCCCCGGCGCGGTCGGATTGCTTCCAGATCAGAAGGAAGCGGGGCAACGTGTTGACTTCAAGCCCGACAAATTTGTGCTGGCAGTCGAGACGAAGGGATACAGGCTCGCGTGGTCACGTGCGTGCAGGTGCCCGTGCGCGCCCGTGAACGATCAGACGCAGCAACCGGACCCGATGTGTGATTTGTGTGAGGGCACTGGTTGGTTTCTCTTTCGTCCCTCGAGCGCGACGATTGACGAACGCATCGTTGGCGACCTCGATGAGATTCAAACGAAGTTGCTCGGTGACCGGTCGGTTCTCATTCGTGGCATCATGTCGGGTATCATGCAGCAATACCAAGGCTATGACATCCTAGGTGCTCGTCTCGAGGGGACGGCGGCCGTGTCGGTGCGCTATGAGAACAAGTTAGGTTACTACGATCGTCTCATCAATCTCGATGCCACGATCTCTTATGTGCAGTTGCTCGACATGCCAGAAGGGCTCGAGCTGCCGACGAAGTACATCGTGCGCCAGGTGAATTTGTTGCGAACCAAAGACCAGACCTATGTGGAAGACACCGACTTCACTGTTGAGGAAGGTGTCATCCACTGGGTGGATGGTCATCAACCGAGGGCAGGAACCCGCGTTGCTTGCCATTACCTCACCCACCCTGTGTGGCGCATCATCGAGCACCCGCATGGGCTCCGGCTCACGCCGGTGAAGTACAAGGGTACGAAGGACACGCCGCAAGAGTTGCCGGTGCAGGGAATCGCAAAATACGAGTTTCTGTTAGACTCGTTCCCATGATCATCGAGGTTGACCTTTCTGGAATTATTCCTGTCGAGCTGCAGGGGCTTTCGCCATTGGCGTTTGAGCCATTGCTCCATGACATCGCTGAGGCTGCACGCGACAAATGGATTCGTGTCGCAGGCGAGGATTTGCACACGTCGAGGCGCGACTATCTCGAGAGCATTCAAGCAGTCGAGTTCAAAAAGGGAGTGGCAACCATCGCACTTGTTGGTCGGCTCGCCAACATCATCGAAGAAGGGATGGCCGAGGTCGACTTGCGCGACACGTTGCTTGGCCCGAATGTTCGTATCAGTCCCGAGGGCGAGTACGGCAAGCATTTGACCATCAGACCGACTGGTGAGGTTGGCTATTACCGAGCAATTCCATTTCGCCATGGCACACCAGGCACCGGTGGTGCAGTGGGCGCGGAGATGGGCTCGCAGTATAAAGACGTGGTTGAAGATGCTGGTCAGCTCGGTCGTGACGTGTACGGCGAAGCGAAGAAGCTGAAGGCAACCGTCAGTGATCCCTACAAAGGAACGAAGTGGGGTGGTCGGCTCACAGCCTCAGATATGGAGAAGCTCGGTGTTCCAAAGCTGAAACCTCATCATGCAGTGCCAATCTTCCAGGGCATGGTGCGTGAGCGGAAGACCTACGAGAAGGCGAGGCAGACCCAGTACATGACTTTCCGCACGATCTCGACTCTCGTGCCCACGGGCTGGATTCGTCCGGCTACTGAGGGTAGACATTACGCTAAGAAAGTTTCAGAGTACGTCCGACAAATGGCACCGGCGGCACTCGAGAATTACGTGAAAGGGATGGGCACATGATTCAGAGGTTTATCTATCGAGCGCTGAAGCAAGGGCTCAATGAAATCAAAGCGGACAATCGTATCCTGCAGTTCCTTTTTGAAGACTGGTACAGCATGTCTGAGGAAGAAGCCGAAACCATCCAGAGGGTCTTCAACGAGAAGACTCCGCTCGTGGTTCATGGCTACCTTCCCAAGGACGCTCAAATCCCAGCTTACTCGATCACGCTCAGCGGTGAAGCTGAGACCGAGAACGTGCTCGGTGACGAAGCAGCTCAGAGTCTCGACGAGAATGACGAAGATTATGGCTCAGACATCTACACAGCCATCTGGGAACACTCCTACAACATCCATTGCTACGCTGAGCACCCGGATGTGTGCCAGTATATCTATGAGGCGGCCAAGTCGATGCTCCTGTCGGCTGGGACCATCTTTCTGGAAGAAGGGCTATTTGAGGGGCATTTTTCTGGAATGGACCTGATTCCAGACCCGAGGTATATTCCTGAGCACCTGTTCGTGAGGCAACTCACGTTCAAGTGCCAAAGGGAGTTCATGCAGGTGGATCGTCTGTCCAAGCTCAGAAAGGCGTTCCGCGTGCGGGGTATACACGTTGACAGAAGCGGCTCTCCCAGCGATGTTGGGGGGGTCAAAACGCTTGTCACAGTTTCTGGAGTAGACGATGGCCAAGAGACGTAGGTTTGGCAGTGATGACGAGGAGACCATTATGAGCGATGACTCATTATCCGACGTGACCGAGCCCGCGCCCGAGTCTGAACCGACCTCGGTTCCAGAAAGCAGTCCAGAAAGTAAGCCCCCCGAGGAGAAGAAGGACGAGCCGCCGGCCCGCGCGTTGGACCGGGTCACGCTCGAGGTCTACTGCTCCGCGTCGGGGGTGAAGTGGGACCAAATCGCCGGCTTCAAGGCATGGGCGAAACGCCAGAAACTCGCGCGACTGACCATGACCGAGTGGAAGGTGAAGCACAACGAATTTGTAGTTCGGCCGGTGCGCTGACTTGAGAGGAGTGACCGATGGCAGCTTCTTCGATATTCTTTAACGGCCGGCTCATCAGTGTGCCGGGCTCGTACAGCGAGGTCGACGCATCTGGGCTCGAATCAGTCGGGCTCAGCGCGGCCGGCATCGTGGCGGTTCTTGGCACAGGTGAGGGCGGACGCCCCGTGAGCGACATCATGGAGCCGTCGCAGTTTCTACGGGCCAACAAGCCCGAGAAGATGCGCGAGCTGTTTCGCTCCGGCGATCTTCGCGAAGTCTCGGGGATGCTGTTCGAGCCGGCGAAAGATTCCGCCATTTCGGGCGGCGCCGTCGAAGTCGTTGCCATGAAGGTCAACCCGTCGACCAAGTCGTACCTCACGCTCGACAACGCTCAGGGTCCAGCCCTCGAGCTGGAGAGCGAAGACTACGGCGCGTTCACCAAGCAGATCAAAGTATCCATCAGCACTGGCACCAACAAGGGCAAGCTCATCGCGGTCGAGTTTGAAGACCAGGTCGAGAGTCAAGACGACATCGGTGGTGATGCGATGTTCTCGCTCTCCTACGACAAGCCGACCAATGGCTGGGACACCATGACCGCTCAGGTTGTGGCTGGCGGCTCAGTCGAGTGCGAAGCGACTCGTGCTGGTGTGGCGGGCAAAGACGGTGATGTCGGCACCCCGCTCGCAGCTCCAGGTGTCATTGAAGTGGTGGCTGGTGCCGGAGATGAGGGTCTTCAGGTCACGGTGTATGGTCTCGACGGAACCGGGGCGCCGAAGGCTGAGACACTCACAACCATCAATGGCACGGTTGTCGGCGCCCAGATTTTCGCGGCTGGTGATGTGCTCGGTGCCAAGGTCGTTGGCACTTCAGTGGGCGCCATCACGGTGAAAGCATCGCCGGGCGGCGCAACGATCTTCACCATTCCTTCGGGAGTGAATCCGAGCCAAGGCATCACGTTCGGCGTGACCATGTATGTCTCAGGCTCGAAAGTCACGCTTGTCTCGAGCGGAGCATCGACCAAAGATGTCATCTTGGTGGGCAAGGGCGCCAACGGCGCCGTGCTTCTCGAGAAGATCACTTTGACCGGCGTTGTCTCAGTTCAATCGGTCGGCAACTTCGCGGAGATCACCGCGTTCGTTCTTGGTGACTATGAGGCAGGTCAGACACTGACCATCACAGCTCAGGCAGCGAAAACCACCCCGGCAGTGCAGAACGCGTTGTTGAAGGTCGTCGATTTCTTCAACGCGCGTTTCATCGACTCTGTTGGCGGTTTTGTTGCGGCACTGTTGACCGGTCGCACTGCGTATCCAGTCACGCAACTCGATGTCATGGCGGTAGCCACGAACATCCTCGATCCAGCGGTTGGAGAGTTCTACGCGGACCTCTATGCCGTCATTGAGTATCTCAACCAAAGCAACACACTCATCGACGCGACGGCTGCGGTAGGCGCGAGCGGTGGTGCTCCATCCAACACGGTTACGCCTCAATTCATGGACGGCGGCTCCGAGGGCACTCCCGATTTCATGCAGTACCAAAACGCTCTCAACCTGTTGAAGCGCACTCGAGTCAACTCGGTTGTCGTGTTGACCGGCGACCCGGCTGTGCACGCGGCGCTCGACGCGCATTGCGCGTACATGGGCGGCATCGGTCGGAGTGAACGCGATGGATTCGTCGGTCTCTTGAACACTGCGCAAACCGACGTGGTGGCGAAGGACGAGATCAAGGCGCAGATTGTTGACCTCAACACTCGGCATCTCGCGCTTGGGCTCAGACCATCGAGCGGTACAACTCCGCTGGGGAGCGCACTGAGTTCACAGCCCCATTCGGCGCGGCTGTTCTTGCAGGGATGCAAGCGGGCTCGGGTATTGGCGAGTCGTTGACACACAAGTACATGAACGTGCTGAGCATCAGGCAGCACAAATCGTGGAACCCGACCGACGACGCTGAGGAGTTGATCCAGGCCGGACTCGTGTTCGCTGAGAACATTGAGGGCGCGGGCCGGCGCGTTGTTCGCAACGTGACCACGCACCTCACGACCAACAACTTGGCGTTCACCGAAGCGAGCGTCAATGAGGCGGTCAACTACTCGGTCTACACCTTCAGGGGCAACATGGAGTACGCTGTTGGTCGGAAGGGATTTGCCGGGACAGAGAACGCCGGCAAGAGCATTGCAATCGGCACGCTTGGTCTCCTCGTTGACGAGACCATTCTTGTTGCGTACCGCTCACTGTTCATCGAGTTGATCGTCGATATGATGGAGGTTTCGGTCGAGATGGCCCCAGTCATCCCGATCAACTTCGTCAAAAACACCATTCACTTGGTCACGATTCAGCAAGCGGCTGCGTAAAAGAGGGAGCTGACAATGGCAGAGAAAGGTCGACTTCTCACTGGAGCGCGGGCGCGTTTCAGTATCAACGGCATCAAGGTCGGGTATGCTAGAAACGTCGCTCTGGGCGAACGAATCCGCTACGACCCGGCAGAAGTTTTGGACAACATCGAGGTCGAGGAGCATGCCCCGACCGCTTATGAGTCCACGATGACCGCTGGTCACTTCCGCATTGTGGGCGAAACCGTGAAGTCGCTCGGTTGGTTCCCGTCAGTCGGGGCTAACACGCAGGAGCACCTCGAGAACATCCTCAACACCGGCGACTTGACTGCCACGCTCGAGGACAACAAGACGGGCAAGATCCTTGCGACTGTTGAACAAGTGAAAGTTTCTGGAAGAAACTACACGGTCGATGCGCGAGGAATCGTGGGTGAGGATCTTGAGTTTGTGTGCATCCGCATCAAAGA